CAAGAACGTCATTGCCCGAAAGTTATGGGTTTTCAGTATTGCTTGAATTGGCTGCTTGTTAGCTCGCTGTTACTTATGTGAGAGGATACCATGGGCGCAAGAGGACCACGCAAGAAGCTATCCGCACTGAAGCTGCTTGAAGGCAATCCGGGCAAGCAGGTTATCGAAGCATCAGGCATCGAGGGACTTGGTGAGCCGTTCGTGGCGGATCATCTTATGGATGACGCTCGTGGATGTATAGAGGTGATCAGACAGAGCATGCCGGCGCGGGTTTACAGCGCCTTGGATAGCTTCGCTCTCGCAGCATACGGTATGGCTTGGGCGATACATAAGCGCGCATCGCTAGAGATAAGCAATCCTAAATTTGACTGGTTGGTATCAAACACCAAGAACAACTACAGCACGGCAAACCCATGGATAAGAATACTCAACGCGCAAGCAGGGCTTCTGGTCACTATCGGAGACCGGCTGGGCCTCGATCCAAAATCCCGCGCAGCGCTTCATCTGCCCGCAGCACGTCAACAATCAGAGCCCATCGAGTCAATGATCGGGCGGAAGCGGTCATACAATTTATCGAGCAACTTGTCATCCCATCCGGAGAGGGACAAGGCACAAAGTTCAAACTGAGAGAGTGGGAGCGGAGTTTCATCCGCAAGATATATGAACCGCACGCAGTGGATGATAAGGGACGGACACTGCGTTGTGTAAGGCGAGCGATACTTTCAATGGCGCGCAAAAACGGAAAGACTGCTTTGATTGCCTGTCTTGTTCTTGTCCATTTGATTGGACCGGAGTGGGAGGAGAATGGCGAGATATATTCAGCGGCCAATGACCGTGAACAAGCAGGGCAAGTTTACAAGATGGCCGCGCAGATTGTCCGTGGCACTTCGGCTCTCTCTGATAAGCTGCGCTGTATTGACTCCACCAAGACAATCGCGTGCTATGGCAATGGTTCTTTCTATCGCGCTCTTTCCGCTGAGCACGGTACCAAGCACGGATTGAATCCTACATTCGTTGTGTTCGATGAACTTGCTCAAGCACGCAGCCGTCAATTGTACGATGTCCTTGACACGTCAATGGGAGCGCGGCTTGAGCCTTTGTTTGTCGTCATCTCTACTCAGAGCAATGACCCTGATCATATCCTATCAAAGCTGATTGATGACGGCCTTCACGCGAATGATCCGACAATTGTCTGCGATCTGTACGAAGTGCCAGAGGACTGCGAGGACATATTTGATCCGAAGGTTTGGAAGCTTGCCAATCCTGCGTTGGGCGACTTCCGCTCTCTCGCTGATCTGAAGTCCCTCGCTGATCAAGCAAAGCGGCTCTCCTCCAAGGAGCCATCATTCCGCAATCTCTATCTCAACCAGCGCGTGTCTCCCTCCTCCTCGATGATCAGCCGGGCAGAGTGGATGGCGTGTGTTGGGGATGCGAGCCTTGAGGAGGGAGAGGGAGTGTTTGCTGCGCTCGATCTTTCCTCTGTCGTTGACCTGACATCATTGGCTCTCGCCTCTGATACGGAGAGTGTGCGCGTTCAGACATTCTCTTGGAAGCCTGAGGAGATGCTAACAGAACATAGCAACCGGGACTTCGGCAACAAGAGCAATCGCTACAATCAATGGGCGAAGGATGGGCACCTGCTCACTTGTCCCGGACGCTCGATTGATCCGGCGATCATTGCGCAGAAGATTGCGGAGTTGTTTGGAACGTATCGCATCATCGGCCTTGCGTATGATAGATGGCGGATCAATGACCTGTTGCGGGAGTTTGACCGCATGGGGTTCCACGCTTGGATTGATAAGGGAGAAGGAACCAAACCGGAAGCTGGGCTGCGGTTGGTTGCTTGGGGCCAAGGCTTCCGCGATCTAGCACCAGCTGTCGATGCGCTTGAATTGGAAGTGATTGAACGGCGTCTTGTCCATGGATCCAATCCAGTCTTGAATTGGGCGATGGGTAATGCGGTTGTGAAGATGGACGAAGCTGGCAATCGAAAGATCGACAAAGAGAAAACCAAATTCAGAATTGATCCGGCTGTTGCTGTAACAATGGCGCTTGGCCTTCGCTCGCGTGATCGTTCAAAAGTATCAGCAATGCCTTATATCGGATAGGAGCGCGTCATGAGAAAAGTTTTCGTTGCCATGGTTACAAAGGCAGGAGACCGTGAGCTTGATTTCATTCTGTCTGATAATACCAAGGACAGGATGGGCGATATCATTAGCCCGGATGGTTGGGTGCTTGACAACTTCAAGAAGAACCCAATTGCCCTGTTCAATCATAACTCCTCCTTTCCTATTGGCACGTGGAAGAACATCCGCGTGAAAGATGAAAAGCTCATTGCGCGGCTTCAACTTGCGGACGAAGGAACAAGCGAGCGCATTGATGAGTTGATCCGTCTTGTTCAGCAGAATGTATTGCGTGCGGTCTCTGTTGGCTTCCAACCAATCGAGACAGAAGCGCTCGCAGACAATTCCGGTATCCTCTTCAAGGAACAGGAATTGCTTGAAGCGAGTTTGGTGACTGTGCCGGCAAATCCTGCAGCGGTACAACTTGCGCGGTCACTTGTATCGGACCAAACAATGGAGCTTGTCTTTGGCGAGATAGCCACACGAGGCAAACCTGTTGTGCATAAAACTGGCGAGCTTGCCGTATCATCAGCGTTGAAAAGGAATGGTAAGATGAAGTCACTTAGCGAACGCATTGTGGACGCTCAGGCGTCTCTCGTGCAGATGAAAGACAAGCTCACCGAACATTTGGCTGCGGTGGGCGATGAGCCGGATGAGGCTGCTCTGTCTGTTACAGAGGAGTTTACCCAGAGGATTGCAAATCAACAGCGCAATCTCGATGGGCTGAAGGCAGCGGAGACGCAGCTTGCTACTGCTGTGTCGATGGATCTCCCTACTGCTGAACATCGCACAGGCGTTCCGGCCTTGCGTGTTCCAGCAAGGGCCAAGCAGATCATCAAGCCTTCTGATCATGTGCTGCGTTCTATCGTGGCGAAGGTCATTGGCCACGCAACGAAGACAGATGCGCGTCAGGTGCTCATTGAGCGCTATGGCGAGGATGGCAATATTGATCCGCAGACGAAGGCGGTGTTTGATGTTGTCACGCGTGCTGCTGCGCTTCCTGCTACTACCACTACTGTCAACTGGGCAATTGAACTGGTACAGACAGCAATCTCTGACTTCATGTCAGTGCTGATGCCGGCGTCAGTTTATCCTGGACTGTCAGCGAAGGGATTGCGGTTGAGCTTTGGCCGCAGTGGCATTATCAGCATTCCAACGCGTGACTCGTCAGTGTCGCTCGCTGGTGCCTTCGTTCTTCAGGGCGATCCCATCCCTGTTAAGCAAGGCAAGTTCACAGCGCAAACTCTTGGCCCGAAGAAGATGGCGGTGATCAGCACATTCACTCGTGAGATTGCTGAGCATTCAATTCCGGCGATTGAGGGATTGATCCGTGATGCGATGCAGGAGGACACGTCATTCGCGTTGGATGGTGTTCTGGTTGGTACCACCGCAGCGACTACTGCGGCGCCAGCCGGATTGCGCGTTGCTGCTTCCACCTTGACTGCTACTGCTGGTGGCGGCTTCACTGCACTCGTTGGCGATCTCAAGGCTCTGATTGGTAGGTTGATCACCTTGAGCAATGGCAATCTCCGGACGCCAACTTGGATTATGAATCCGGTCAATGCGCTGTCAGCCAGCATCACGCAGAATGCTGGCGGAGACTTTCCGTTCAAGAGCGAGATTGCCGGTGGCCAGTTCATGGGCTATCCGTTGATCATCTCTCCAACGGTTCCTGTGGGCGTTGTAATGCTTGTGGATGCCTCTGACTTCGTTTCCGTTGAAGGCGATGCTCCGCGCTTCGATGTAAGCGATCAGGCGACACTCCACATGGAGGACACGCTACCGCTACCGCTCAGCGCGACTGGTTCTCCAAACGTAGTTGCTGCGCCGCTTCGCTCGCTGTACCAGACTGACAGCATGGCGTTGCGGATGATCATGGATGTGAACTGGATTATGCGTCGTCCAGTTGTTGCTTGGGTTGCTGCTGTCACTTGGTAGTTTGTTGCGTGTGGGAGTAGTGCCGGAGGCAAAGGCCCAAAGTCCCACGTCCCCACGTGACTGCCTCCGGCACTTCAACCAGAAAGGAATATCACTATGGCAAAAGCAGAAGGCCGCGAAGGTGAAGTTGAATCGCGCGATGCGCCGACACCAATCCCTCCGTTCCCATCACCGGAACAAATCGCCGCAGCGCTCGCAAATGTTGGTGTCACTGATCCTGCGCTCTTGGTAGCGATACCGCCAAACCCGGAGCATCTACCGCCATCGCCTCCACCGCCACCGCCACCAGTGTCGCGTATCACTGAAACTCGCAAGGATAAATAAACGGTGGGCATGCTCGCCAAAATCTTTCCCTCTTGGGGCGTCAAGTCTCAAGAGGGAGAGTACAGACCGGGACCATGGCATCTACCATACACTGGTGGATGGCTGCCGTCTGATGTCGGCAATAATTTGAATTGGTGGCAGTGCGGGTTTAATCCGGTTGGAGGCTATGTCACATCCTCTATGGTTGAAGCGTGCGTGTCTGCCTACTCGCAAACAATCGCTATGTGTCCTGGCAATCACTGGTTGAAGACAGACAAGGGAGGACGCGAGCGTGTCGAGCTTTCCGCGCTCACCCGGTTCCTCAACAAGCCAAACGATTATCAAACAATATCCGATTTTGTTTTGAATCTTGTTCGCTCGCTCTACACGCGAGGGAATGCATACGCTCTGATCCTTCGCACGCGAAGGTTTGAGATTGATAGTATGCACCTGATGACGCCGGACTTGTGCGCTGCTCACGTAGCATACAACGGTGAGATATTCTATTCCCTTGGCGGCAACAATGTTATCTCACAGAGGCTTCCTAATGAAGCTCTGGTTGTTCCGG